ATGAATTATCAATTAACGGCGACTTATCTTATTTAAACTTAGATTGGAAACCAGTTCCGATTATACCTAAGTTTGTTGATATAGTAGTTAATGGAATAGCGGATAGACTTTATGATATAAAAGTGTATTCTCAAGATCCTTTTGGAGTTAGTAAAAGAACTCAATACATGGATAAGATCATGGAAGACATGAGAACTAAAGATCTTAAAATGTTTGTTAAAGAAAAGTTTGGAATGGATTTGTTTAATAAAAGTCCAGATCTACTACCAGACTCTCAAGAAGAACTTGACCTTCACATGCAGTTAAATTACAAGCAAGCTGTGGAGATCGCAGAAGAGCAAGCTATTCGTACTTTAATGGAGGGTAATAGATACGATCTTATTACAAAAAGATTTTATTCTGATATTACCATCTTAGGTATAGGGGCTGTTAAAACTTCTTTTAATACTTCTGAAGGTGTGGTTATTGATTATGTTGATCCTGCTAATTTAGTTTACTCTCACACGGACTCTCCTTACTTTGAAGATATATATTATGTTGGGGAAGTGAAAACAATACCTATCAATGAAGTTATAAAGCAATTTCCACATTTAACACAAAAAGATTTAAAAGAAGTTTCTGAACACACTGCACAAAACAACAATAAATACCACGGTAACGGACGTGGAGAAAAAGAGAATGATAGAAACAAAGTAAAAGTCTTATACTTTAACTATAAGACATACATGAGTGAAGTCTATAAGGTAAAGCAAACAGCATCAGGAGCAGATAAATCTATAAAAAAAGATGATAATTTTAAACCACAAGAAAACAATAACTTTTCTGTGGAGTCTAGAAAAATAGAATGTTTATATGATGGTGCTTTAGTTTTAGGTACAAAAAAATTACTTAAGTGGGAAATGTCAAAGAACATGATGAGACCTAAAAGTGATTACACTAAGGTTAAGATGAACTACGCTATATGCGCACCTAGAATGTACGAAGGTAGAATAGAATCTTTAGTTAGTAGAATAACTGGTTTTGCTGATATGATTCAGTTAACTCATCTAAAACTACAACAAGTGCTATCAAGAATGGTACCAGATGGCGTTTATTTGGATGCTGATGGTCTTGCGGAAATTGACTTAGGTAACGGAACAGCTTATTCACCGCAGGAGGCGTTAAACATGTTCTTCCAAACTGGTTCTGTTATTGGTAGAAGTTTTACCTCAGAAGGTGATATGAATCCAGGTAAAATACCTATTCAAGAAATAACGTCAGGATCTGGCGGTAACAAATTACAGGTTCTTGTAGGTAATTATAATTATTATTTACAAATGATAAGAGACGCCACTGGATTAAACGAAGCAAGAGATGCTGCTAAACCAGACGAAAGAGCTTTAGTTGGTGTACAGAAAATGGCGGCGGCAAATAGTAATACAGCTACAAGACACATCTTGCAGGGTGGGTTGTTTTTAACACAAGAAGTTGCAGAGTCCTTATCGCTTAGAATATCTGATATCATAGAGTATTCACCGACTAAAGAAGCTTTTATACAGAAGATAGGTGCTCACAATGTTGCTACCTTACAAGAAATGACGCAATTGCATTTATACGACTTTGGTATATTTATAGAACTATCTCCAGATGAAGAGGAGAAGGCGATACTAGAGCAAAACGTTCAAGTAGCTTTATCACAACAAAGCATAGAGCTTGAAGACGCTATTGATTTAAGAGACATTAAAAATGTTAAACTAGCAAATCAATTGTTAAAAATAAAAAGAAAGAAAAAGATACAAAGAGATCAAAAAACACAACAAGAAAACATGCAGGCGCAGGCTCAGTCTAACATACAGACTCAGAAAGCTGCCGCTGAAATGGAAATGCAAAAGCAGCAAAGCTTTGCTAGTACAACGATATCTATTGAAGAAGCTAAGAACAGACTTGAAATAACAAAACTTTATCAAGAAGCTGAAATAAAGAAAATGCTGATGGAACAAGAGTTTCAGTACAATATGCAGTTAAGAGGCGGAGAGTCACAACAGAAATCACAAGGAGAGAAACAAAAAGAAGATCGTAAAGATAAAAGAACAAAAATACAAGCTTCACAGCAAAGTGAGCTTATAGATCAAAGAAAAAACAACAAACCACCTAAAAACTTTGAGTCATCAGGTAACGATGTATTAGGTGGGGAAACTGTTGGCGATATGTCAGAATTTGGTCCGAGATAACAAATTATTAACTATTATTATATTATATTATGGCAACAAAGAAAAAAGAAGATCCAGTCGTTGATAACGAAACTGGTTCGTTAAAAGTAAACAAAAAAGTAGAAAAACAACCAGATGGTAACGAAACAAAAGGAAATGTTACTAAGGTAAAATCGAAAATGAAAGCTAAACCTTTAGTTGAAGAGAAAACAATTACTAAGGTTGATTTAAGTAAACCTGTACAAACAGAGGTTGAAGAAACGGTTGAAGCAGTTGAACAACCAGTTCAAGTAGTTGAAGAAATAGTAGACGAACCCACTGAACCAGTAGTAGAAACTACTGAAACTCCAGTCTTGGAAGAGATAACAAACGAAGAGCAGACAGAAGAGATTGTTGATATTGTAGAAGAAGCTATAGCTGAATCTATAGAAAGTGGTGTTGAGCTTCCTGAAAACATAAAAAAACTAATGAGTTTTATGGAAGAAACTGGTGGTGATTTAAACGATTACGTAACTCTCAATCAAGATTATTCAGAAATGGATAACCAAACTTTATTAAAAGAATACTATAGAGCAACAAAACCTCATTTAGATTCTGACGAAGTAGATTTTATCATGGAAGATGCTTTTTCTTACGATGAGGAGTTAGATGAAGATATAGATATTAAAAGAAAAAAATTAGCGATGAAGGAGCAAGTTGCCGAAGCAAAGCTACACATGGAGAGTGCAAAATCCAAATATTACGAAGATATCAAAGCTGGAAGTAAACTCACTGGAGACCAACAGAAAGCTATGGAATTCTTCGACAGATACAACAAGGAGTCAGAGTCAAGCACAAAATTATCAAAAATATTTAAACAAAAATCTGAAAAGGTTTTCAACGACAAGTTCAAAGGTTTTGAATATAATGTTGGAGAAAAGAAGTTTAGATTTAATGTTAAAGATATTGATGGTGTTAAAACAAAGCAAGGTGATATTAACAACTTCATAGGAAAGTTTCTGAACGAAGATAATACAATGTCAGATGCGGAGGGTTACCACAAAGGACTTTTTACAGCTATGAATCCAGATCAAATTGCAAATCATTTTTATGAACAAGGTAAGACTGATGCTTTAAAAGACAGTATTGCTAAATCTAAAAATGTCAGCATGGATCCTAGACAGTCTCACGTTGAAAACGTGAATACTAGTGGGTTTACCGCAAGAGCCCTAAATGACGATGGTCCTGATTTCAAGTTTCAAATTAAAAACAAAATTAAAAATTAAAAATTAAAAAAACAAATTATGGCAATATCAAATCCAGGTGGTAATTTGAATAGTACGCCGGCTTCAAAGCCAATGGCACTATCAACTAACTACCTTGACTTCAACACAGACATGGGTTGGGCTCAACAATTTTTACCAGATCTTATGGAAAAAGAAGCTGAAGTTTTCGGACCGAGAACTATTTCAGGATTTCTTTCACAAGTAGGAGCTGAAGAGCCTATGGCTGCTGATCAAGTTATTTGGTCAGAACAAGGTAGATTACATTTATCTTACAAAGGTCACCTTAATTCAAACGCTGGTGGTACTGCTTCTGGAGGTGAAATCGAAATCGAAGTTGATATCGATGGAAACGACGTAGGTGCAGATCACGGTGTTAGAGTTAATGACACGGTTTTAATAGCAAACTCTCAAGGAGTTGTTAGATGTCTTGTTACAGCTACTGACACAGCGAGTGTTATTGACGTACAGCCTTACGATTTCGCGTCTTTAAATACTGCTGGTTTAACTGCTACTGGTGTAAGTGAAGGTACAACTATATTAGTATTTGGTTCTGAATTTGGTAAAGG